CGCGGCGGTGAAGGCCAGCCGCAGCGGGTCGGAAATTTCCAGAACCAGCACGTCACGAACGAAATCGCCGTTGGCGTCGGTAAAGACCTGATTGACGAAACGCGAAATGATGCGGGTGATGCGGACGTACTGGTAATTCGCGGCGTTGTCACGCTGCACCAGGGCGATCACGTCGCCGATGCCGGGCGTCGGCACCTCGGCGCGGCAATAGGACTGTACGCGACGCTGGCCGACCAGGTGGTTGCCGTAGAGGATAAGGCGCGTTTCGGCGCCGAGCGCCAGATAGCTCTCCAGCTTGGCCTGGGCGGCGGTGCGCACATCGGACCAGCTTTTGGTGGTGAACAGCGTTGCCGAGACCTTGGGGTCAACCGGCGCCTTGGCGACGATCAGGTGGGCGCCGTAATAGCCGTCGACGGTGTCGGTATCGACCGCCGGGAATACCTTGCGCAGCGCGATGCGGCCGTAGGTGCGGTCGAGTTCGCTGATGTCGGGAAACAGGTTGTTGGAGACGCCGTCGACGACGGCAGCGCCGGTGGCCATGCCGCCGCCCTCGGGAACGTCGTCGAGGACCGCGGATTTGAGGAGCTTGATGTCGCCTTCGAGAATGGCCATGGCTTAAACCTCGATCAGTTTCAGGGTGACGACGTACCAGTCGTCTCCCCCGGTGATTGAATAGTCGATGACCGGCTCGGCCTCGATCGGATCGTCGTCAAACGTAACGGTGAAAACGCGACCGTCGCCCAGCGTGAGCGTGCGGCTGGCCACGTCCGGGTCGGCGGCCAGCGCGTAGAGCGCCAGCAGCGCCGAGCGCCGCATCCAGCCGGCGGCGGCTTCGCCCTTGAGGGTGATCGGCCGGCCGGCCAGCTTCTCGGCGACATCGACGATCAGCGCGCCGGTGACGCTGTATTCCTGGGCGCGCTGCACCGGCGACCAGTTGAATTCGTCGATCCATATCATGTCGACCGGGAGCGTGACGCTGGCGAGGGTGTGGTCTGCCATCAGGCGCTCCGGCTCTGCAAGGATTTCAGGGTGTCGATCAGGCTGGCCGCATCCTGCGAGCTGGCGACGTTGACCGAGGTGGTTTTCTTGTCCGTGCGCAGGTCGACCTTGATGACCTGACCTTTGGCCTCGTTGCCGGCGCTCTTAATGCGACCTATCATGTCTTCAAGCGACCTGAGCGGCGTCCTTGACAGGTTGCGCGCCTGCAGGTCGCCGACCGACGTGCCGAGATCGACGGCCTTTCCGGTCCGCAATTCCTGGCGCGCCAGGCGCAGCGCCTCATCGACGGCGTCGTTGATCGCCATCGTCTGCAGGCGCGCGGCGTTGGACTCATTGCCGAGGTTTCCGGTCAGCTTCGTCGCCTGTTCGCGGGCGTACAGTTCGCCGACGTACTTCTCCGCCAGCTTCTTCTCCTCGACGCTGGCGCCGCGGCGGTAGAGCGTTTCCGTGAAATCCACCTGGCTCCCGCCGATCTTGCCGAGCGAGGTTCCCGAGGCGGTGCGCACGCCATCCGCGGCCCGGCCGGCGCTGGACGCGACGCCATCGAGCGAGCCCGCCAGCCGGTCATAACTGCCGGCGGCAGATTCGGCGGAACTCGCGCCTTCTGCGGTGGCGGCGACAAGCTGGCGCATGCGGTCGGCGACCGCCTCCGAAATTTCCGCTTCCTTGAATTTTACCTGCGCCGCCAGTTCCTGCGCCTTGATCTCGCGTTCCTTCTCGACCGTCAGGTTGCCGGATGCCTGCAATTCGGCGCGCTTGGCGCGGGCGATCGCCAGCGATGATTCCGCCTCGGCGCGCTTGGCCTGCGCCTGCAATTCCGCCAGTTCGATCTCGAGTTGCTTCACCTGAATCAACGCCGATGCCGCCGTGGCTTCGTCGCCGTAGGCTTTCGCCACTTCCGCCAGGGTTTTCGCTTCCTCGATCTGCAGGCGCAGCCCGGCGGCGGCAAGGTCGGTCTTCGATTGCTTGACCTTCGCGTTGTACTCAAGCGCCCTGGTCTGGTCGTTCAGCGCGTCGCGATAGAGTGCCGCGGCCTGCCCGGCGGCGATCGCCGCAGTCTGTTCCTGCGCCATGGTGGCGACGCCGGCAACGCGGGCCGCGCTGGTATTGGCCATGGCGACGGCGGCGGCATCGTGCGCCGCCTTCAGTTCGCCGAGGCGCGCGGAGTTGTCCTGGATCATCGCCGTTTCGGTGGCCAGCGCGGCGGCGCGCTGTTGCGCTGCCAGCGACGCGGCTGCGGCCTGGTCGGCTTCCGCCTGCTTGACGGTGGCCGACTGTTCCACCGCGGAAATCTGCTTGCGCTTCTCTTCGGTCAAGGCGCCCTCGGCCCTGGTCGATTCCTGCAACGCGACCAGGTTGCTGCGCGCGACCTCCGCCTCGAGGCGGCGGGCATCAGCGACGGCGCGCAACGCTTCGGCGTCGTTCTTCGCGGCGGAAAGGGCGGCGACGCGCTTGTCGCTTTCTCCCGCGAACGCCTGCGCCAGCGCGACGGACGCCTTGCCTTCCTCAGCGCGGGCGGCTGCACTCTTGACGGCGGTTTCGACACCTTCCTTGGCGGCGGCGCCGACCTTCGCGTAGGCATTGACCACGGCCAGCCAGGACAGGGCGCCCTGCTGCGCGGCGGCGCCGGCCTTCCCAGTCTCGACGGCGAGCCGTTGCTGCGCCTGCGCCGTGCCCTCCGTGGATGCTTTGGCCTTGTCCAGCCTCGCCTGTATATCGTCGGCGGCTTCGGCAATGGCCGCCTTCCAGTTCTTGACCGATTCGATCGGGCGGCGCCAGTCGAAAGTGGCGATGGCCGCCAGGCTGATCCCGGCGATCTTGCCGAGCAGTTCGAAAGCACCAGCCAGCCCGCGCACGGCGGTTGCCGCCTGCCCGAGGATGGCGACCAGCCCGGACCAGGCGCCGGAATTTCCGACGAATGTGAAGGTCTCGGCGACTGCGTTCTTAAGCCGGTTCCAGGCGGCGATGGAGCCTTCGGCCTGGCCGGCCGTGCCATACATCTTCTGCAGCCCTTCGGCCAGCTTCGGCAGCAAGTCGCTGGCCAGCACCTGGCCGGAAGAAATCATCTCCGTCAATTCGCCGACGGTAACGCCGACGGCATCGGCGGTCGCCTGCATCGCGCCGGGCAGGCGCTCAGCCAGTTGCTGGCGCATTTCCTCCATGCTGACCGTGCCCTTGCCGATCATCTGGCTAACCGCCTGCAGCGCGCCCTCGGTATCTGCGCTCGATTTCCCGAGTTTGGACATCGCCCCGGCGACCGCCTCGAACACCTGGCGCGTGCCGGCGCCTTCCAGGCTGGTTCCCTTTGCCGATGCGGTCAGGCTGACGTAGGCGCGGCTGGCATCCTGCACCGACAGGCCGAGACGGTCGGCGGTGGTCTTGAGGTATTCCACCTCGGCCGCGGCTGCCGAGCCGCTGCCGGTGAGCTGCACCAGCGTGCGCTCGAGAGATTCCGCGGCGACGTTGGCGGTGACGAATTCACGCCCGACGGCGGCCAGTCCGATCCCGGCGGCCAGCCCGCCGAGCGAGACGCCAAGGCCAGAGACTGCGGTCGACGTTTTTCCGGCGGCGGCCTCGGTTCCCGACAGTTCCGCGCGCAACGCGGCCAAGCGAGTTTGCGCGCCGGCATAGGCGCGGTCGAAGTCGGCGCCGGAGACCTTGCTGTTGCCTGCCAGGCGGACCAGTGCCTGGTTGACGGCCTCGATGTCGGCCCGGATCTTCTCCGCCGATCGGATGTTCAGGGTGGCGAATGCCGAGTTGACGGAATTGGCGCCGGCGGCAAGATTGCGCTCGGCGGCGGATGCCTGTTGCAGGCTGACGTTCAGCGCGTCGACCTTGGCGCGCGCCTTGTCGGTCTCGGCGGCCAGTTGTGCCTTGCGCTCGGCCAGGTTGCCGGTATTGACCCCGGCGGCGCCGGCAGCGAGGTTGAGTTTGACGACAGCGGCCTGGCTGCGTTCCAGCGCCTTGGCGGCCTTGTCGGCTTCTTTTTCGGCGGCTTTGAGCTGCGATTCGAGCTTCTTCAGCGCCGGCGCATCGGCATTGGCGTTGAGCGCCTCGGAATAGGCGGCCTGCAACTGGCGGACGCGGGCCTGCGCTGAGACAATGCCCGCCTCGAAGCGGCCGACGTTGGCGACGGCGTTTTCGAGGATGGAAATCTGCTTGCCGACCCGCTCGAAGTCGAGCAGTTCCTGCTCGGCGGCGTTGAGCGCGCCGGTCAGGCTGCTGGCATCGCCGGTGAGGCGGAGGGCAACTTCGCGGTTATCGGCCATCGATCGCTAACAAGGCGGCGCCGCCACGCCCGCGGGAGAATTCGGACGGGCGGCGCCTGGGGGGGAGCATTACGCCGCGGCGCGCAGATCCACGGTGAACGGTTCGTTCTTGCCGACCGGCGTCTTCATCCGGCCCTTCATGGTGATTTCTCCGAAGCCGTCGGCGAGGAAGTCGAAGGCGGAATCGGGAGACATGACGACCTCGTGGGCGGTGACGATGACCGGCAGGTTGTCGGCGAAGTTCACCCCGTCCAGCACGAACTCCGCACGGACCTGCGCCTGCGTGGCGCCGCTGATCTGGGTGCCGGTGATGGCGTTGTAGGTGCCCGACACCTTGATCGAAGCGGCATTGGCGATGGCGCCGGTGGACAGCACCTTGACCATCCCGAGGCGGTAGTTGACCTCGTAGTCGGTGCCGAGCACGTAGGTCGGCGTGCCGCTGGTGTGCTTGACGGCGAAGCCGGCGGTGGCGAAGTTCTGCTTGCTCAGGGACACCCACTTGTCGTGCGCGGCCGTGATCGCCTCGTCGGTGATCGTGCCGCTGCCCTGGTTGATGACCGCCTGGCTGCCGAGCAGGGCCAGGGTCAGGCCGTCCTTGTCCATTTCGGAGAGGGTGACGGAGAGGTCTGCCGGCTTCTGGATGGCGACCGACTCGATAACCTGGCCGTAGGTCGAGCGGCCCTTGGAAACCTGTTCCTTGAGTTCTGTGTTGGCCTTGACCTCGAACTTTGAGCACTCGAAGGGGCCGGCGCGGCCAAGCTTGAGGCCAGTGGACGGGTCGAAGCGGTTGATGTAGAGGTCACCACCGCCCAAAAATGCACGAGAAGACATGCGAATTTCTCCTAGATGCCCTCAACGGGCGGTTTAACGGAACCCTTGACGGGCATGCTGCAATGGTCGCCGCGCATGGGCGCGCGTGCCTGTGGGAAAATTTCAGCCACCGGATGCCAGTGTTTCGGCGAACGACAGCGAAAACTCGACGGCCGCCGAGACCATTGCGGCGCCGTCCTCGCGCGGGGCGATCGTGCGCCCGCGGTAGTCGATGCTCACCACGCGCCGGCCAAAGGTAATGTCGCCGCTCCAGATCGCCTGCTTGATGTCGGCGACGATGGCGCGGCCGACATCGTTCGGGTCGTCCGGATCGCAGGAGGCGACGCCCTCGACGGCGTAGCGCGCCCGCTCTTCCTCGCCATGATCCCTCCCAATAGTTCCTTGAGCATCATGGCCATCAATAGCTATTTCGTAAAGATATTGATGAAACGAACTACTAGCCAAGAGATTGCCAGCTTGGTATCTGCATCAATCGCCGTCCAGGTGTAGCAATCCCCGCGACCAAAAACTCCCTTATGTTCGTCGGCGACGTTCTTTTCTTTCGAGTAGCAGAAAGACCAGATTTCATCGCACTGGACGCGCTTGCTTTTGATGTTGCGGATCGCTTCGTCTTGGAAGGTAAAACAGGCTGTTCCGGCATCGACTAGCAGCTTGGTTACGGTGTTGATTGATATGTCGGCAATACGAGAGGTTGCGCGCATGGAGTTGCCCTCTACCAGTAGATGCAGGATTTGTGCGCGCTTTTCAATCGGAAGGACATTCATTACACCCCCTCAAGCATTTATTTCATACTGAATTATGTTCTTAACCGGTTACGCATGTCAAGTAAAATGGAATATTTTTAGGAATATTTTATTTGACTTTTGCAGATCACGGGCAGACAATTTGATGCACCCCACACCTTCCTGAGAAAGTTAGCTATGTCGCTTATTTCTGAACAAGAAGCCATCCGCCACCTTCAGCCTCATATCTCTGCAATTCGGGACATCATCGTCGGCGGATGGGGTGACTACATAGCAAAGTACCCTGAAGATGTTCGGGTTCTCCATTGCCCAACCACTCGCGCCGGGATCGTCCACGACCATCAAATTCATCGGGCGAGTGTTTATGCTCAAGAAGCTTCTGGGGTACCCCTGTATGACTTGACCAGATTGAAGATGCTGGTCATTGATGGTCGTTTTGCGATTCGTTTCAAGAAACTTGACAACGATTTGCGGTCGGCGAATTTACAAACAAAGCAAGTAAGGGAATTTCGATCGCAAGAACAATTATGCGGACTTCCTCAAACGCATAATCTAGAAGCCGGATACTTGCTTAGCGAACTTGAGACAGAAATTCAAGATGTTTTCTTAGTTTGTCCAAACAAGAGTGGACTGTATTGGGCAGCAAAATTAGAAGAAAACTATCAGGTTAAGCAGACAGTATTTGACCTGTTTGAAAATTTCCCAGAAATGGACGAGTTGGAAGACGAGGACGAAATTGGTATCCGCCCAAAAGAGGATGGAACAGTTATTCCATTTCGTCGCGAAGGTGAATAGAAATGAAAATTAATGCTTCAATGGTTGTGCTTGCAAGAGAGTTCAGAGGCTTCACGCAAGAAGAGCTTGCTCGAAAGGTTTGCTTGAGCCAAGCACGAATCGCAAAGCTAGAGGGTGGAATTCAGACAGAAATTCAAGAACCACTAATGGAGATGCTATGTGAATCACTCGGCTTCCCATCTGAATTTTTCATTCAAGATGAGGAATTGCTCGGATTTGGATCAAGCGCATATTTTTATCGCAAGAAAGCCGATTTAACAGCATCTGACCGTCGCAGAATTCATGGTGTTGTTAACCTGATGCGAATCAATATAAAACGAATGCTCACGTTCATCGATCTCGAGCCAAACAGACGGCTACCAAAGCTCGATATTGACGAGTATGGCGGCAGCGCGGAACAGGTTGCTCAAGCTGTTCGCGCGATATGGACTTTACCGGAAGGTCCTATCAAAAATATTACAAGCCTGATCGAAAGCTCCGGGGTAATTATTACTCCTTGTGACTTTTATACGCGCTCAATGGATGCTACTAGTTTGCGTCTAGCGGAAATGCCGCCACTTATATTTATAAATTCACAGCTTCCTGGTGATCGCTGGCGTTTTACATTGGCACATGAACTTGCACATCTGATTATGCACGACGTTCCGACTGAAGAAATGGAAAACGAAGCGGACAGATTTGCAGCTGAATTCTTAATGCCAGAAATCGAGATGAAAGCCCATTTCTCTCGGATGGCAAATATCAGGCTTCAAGACCTAGCAAACCTAAAAAGCTACTGGAAAACGTCGATGGGGTCTTTGTTGATGAGAGCTAGTGATCTCGGTTTTCTTTCTGACAACCAGAAACGTTACCTATGGTCATCAATGTCAAAACTTGGATTCAGGACAAAAGAACCTAATCCAATCCCAAGAGAAGAACCCAAAACCTATCAAAAGGTATTAAAGTATTTTACTGAAACATTGAGCTATTCGGCTGATGAGCTGTCGAGAGTGCTAAAACTTACTCGTCAGGTTCTGGAAGAATTACATGGCGCAGTAATTTCTTCCCCGGCGCCTCCGCGCCTTCGGATTGTTTCTTAGACCACCTAGCCTTAGCCGCCTTCTTCGCAATCTCTGACCGCTTTTCAGCGGTCAGTTTTTTTGCGCGAGCAGTTCCGCCCTTCAATCCACCGAGCCGCCCTAACTCCTGAGCGGCTTTGTTTTTCTCGGGCTTCAGTTCGATAGGTGGCGCTTCGTCCGTAGCTTCATCGACGATCTTCTTGGCTAGTTGATTAAGGTCTAGCCGACCTGTGCTTGAGCGTTTAGGCATAGTAGTCTAAGCATAGAAATATGAATGCCTATCGTCAAGATTGATGATTTCAAACTGAGACACTACCTTTGGCCTGGCCCACTGGCTGGAGTGCTCGCAAGCTGTTGTGCCTGTGGGAAAATTTCAGCCACCGGATGCCAGTGTTTCGGCGAACGACAGCGAAAACTCGACGGCCGCCGAGACCATTGCGGCGCCGTCCTCGCGCGGGGCGATCGTGCGCCCGCGGTAGTCGATGCTCACCACGCGCCGGCCAAAGGTAATGTCGCCGCTCCAGATCGCCTGCTTGATGTCGGCGACGATGGCGCGGCCGACATCGTTCGGGTCGTCCGGATCGCAGGAGGCGACGCCCTCGACGGCGTAGCGCGCCTCGATGCGCACTTTCCCAGGCTGTTGCGCCGTCGGCGTGTCCTCGCCTTCGACGATCACGGCGCAGGGGATATGGCTGTCGTCCAGGCGGCGGCGGCCGGCGAAGACCTTAGACCCGATGTCTGTCCGGTAGCCGTTGGCGACGGTGATTCCGGCAATGCGGGCCGCCAGGTCGGCGGCGATGTCGTCAACGAGGAGGGTCATCGTTCAAGTTTCCTCAGTTCGATGGCGGCCAGGCGCGTGGCCTCTACCTGGAAGTCGCTGGCGATCTCGCCGGAAATGCCGATGATGACTCCAGAGAACACCTGGTCGACCGACGGGCCGTAGAGGTGCTGGATGTCCTTGCGGCCCGGCCCGACACGGATGAAGATGCCCATGCCGTTGCCGCCGGACACGGTGCCGGCGCGCCGCGGCACCATGAAGGCGCCCGGCATCCTGCGTCTGCCTTTTGTGCCGACGCTGACCGAGATTCCGGCCTGTTTTCTGCCGGCGCCGATGCCGCGCAGCGGGTCGCCCTTGGCGCGCTTGGCGGCGCGCGTGAGCTGGCGCGGGCTGTAGTTCGCCAGGCTGATACCGCGCCGGGTGGTGGCGATGACGGCGACCTGGTTGTCTTTCGACGCCTTGCGCAGGCTCAGGCGGTCGAGGACGTAGGACGACTTGAGGCTGACCTGCGCCACGATCTCGCGCTTGGCTGCGGTCCGGCCCTTCTCGGCGGCCTTGTTCAGCGCCCGCGCCTGGATGGTCGCCACCTGTCCGGCGAAGAAGCCGACACGGTTCGCCAGCGCCTTCAGGCCGGACGTATCGACGCGGACCAGTCCGCTCATCGCAACACCACGCTGACGGTGTGCCCGTCGTTGGCGTCGATGGCATCGACCACGTAGCCGGTTCCGTCCACGGTCAGGGTATCGCCGACCTTTGGCGAGTCTTCCGCCGGAATCGTGGCGAAGCTGCGGTAGCCGGTGACCTGCCCGTATTCGCCGGTGACGGCGATGCCATGCTCGAGGATGACCGTCGTTGCCGATGCCCAGGAAAATACTACCTGCGTATCGACATCAGGCAGCGCGTCCAGGGTGACCGCCAGCGCGCCGCTCGCGTAGTCGACCGTCCCCGTTCCGTCGCCGGTTATCCCGCCGGCGCCGTCGTCGTTCAGTTGCTGCGCCTCTTCCCCCGACGTGTAATCGATGCGGACCGATCCCGGCGCCGGCAGCGGATGCAGCGTCGTGGAATAGGTGTAGTCCCGGTTCCCGGCGCGCAGCGGCAAACCACGCAAAAGCGCCTCCTGCCCGAGGCGGGCGAAGAGGCGCCGGTGCATTCTCGCGAATGCGTCTGCCATTTAGGCGACCGTGAGTTTGATGACCGCGCGTGGGCGGGTGCAGATGCTGATCGGGTTCGACTGGGCTTCGAGTTCGACGCCCTTGCCCATGCGGACCAGTTCCTGCTTGGCGTAGTACGGCAGGCCGATGGTATTGGCGGTCTCGACGTAGTCCGCCGGCGCGTAGTGCGTCACGAACATGTCGGGAACGCCTTCCGGCACCAGGTAGGCATCGGTCGAGGCGATGAAATCTACCCCGCCGACCGCGCCACGGTACTCTTCCCAGAGCACGCCGGCAAAGA